ATGCTGAAATTGAAGGTTGATTTGGAGAAAGCAACCGAGATGTTTTTAGAGGGAGATTTATCTTACAAATATTTTGTTGAGAACATCGTAAGGGAAATAGAAGGAAGCGAGCTCACAGTTCCGAAGTTTCAGGAAGAGTGGGTGGACGCCGCTCTCACTCACCAGAACGTGGTCATAGCCGCTTCGAGAGGCTCGGGGAAAACCATTACTTTCGGCGTGCTTCTGCCTCTTTACTTGGCAACGTATCACGCCAATAAAACATTTTTGATAATATCTCCGACAGAAGACAGGGCTTTTGAAATTCTGCAGAAAATCAGGTACACCATCGAAAACAACAATTTGTTGAAATTTTTGAAGCCAACAAGCACTGCGGGAACTTGGACCAAATCCAAAATAGACACTTCCAACCACTGCTTGTTTTATTCCAAATGCCTGTCTCCCAACTTGAGAGGCTATCACGTGGATTACCTTCTCGTTGAAGAGTGCGGTCAGATACAGGATGTGGATATGTTTTTGTCTGCTGTTCTTCCAACGATATATGCAAAAAAGGGAAAGTGCATAGCCATTGGAACTCCCGAAACGAGCTACGATTTGCTGGCAAAACTGAAAAAAAACCCTCACTTTTACAGCATGGAGTTTCCAGCCATAAAAGACGGCAAACCTTTGTGGCCTGAAAGGTATCCGCTTTCGAAGCTGAAGACAATCAAAAGAACTATTGGAGAGTCGAGGTTCAACAGAGAATATCTGCTTCAGCTCACGTCGGACGAAGACAGAGCTTTTCCTTCCGACGTTCTTGTAGCCAGTCTGGATTCCGACAGAGGATTTCTGAAGTACGGAGACGCGTCAAAGAGCTATTTTGTCGGCGTTGACTTGGCGGAGTCGCCGAAGGGAGACTACACTGTGTTCACCGTTCTTGAAAAGCAAACGAATGGGAGTTTTGCTTTGGTGCATCTGGAGAGAATGAGAGGCGTTCAGCCGAATATTCAGGAAAGAATGCTGGAAGAACTGTACGAAAAATTCAAGCCGTTGAGGATAGAAGTGGATAGAAGTCTTTTTGGGCACACCTTTATCACGAATTTGAGAAGTGCAGGTCTTCCTGTGGTTGCTTTTGATTTCTCTCCGGGCAAGAGAGGATTGATTCTTCACACTTTGCAACGGGCTTTTGAAGACAGGAAGATCATACTGCCTTACAACGCGGAGGCAGAACCTTTGACAAAAATACTTCTGCACGAACTGTCGTACATAGACATCTCAAAAGGAAAGTTCAAAAGCAAAACGACTCACGATGATTGTGCCATATCTTTAGCTCTGGCTTACTACGCCGCCTGCAAGTATAAATCCTGCTCGGTATATGGAGCGAGTTCGCAAGTTAATATATATAATAAAGTATCTAATTATGGGGCTGGGGAAAGTTATATTAGCCAGATGGAAAAACGCATGGAAAGGCTTAAAGAACAACTCGGTTTGGCTTAGGCTTCGCCGCCTTTTCAAGTCCGAAGCAGCCAAATATTTTTATGCGTCAACTATATACATCTTGGTGTCTGGAGCTTTGTTTAATTGTTTTGCTGCAACCTGCTTCAATTCGAGATTTGATATTATAAGTGTATTAGGCTACGGTTATGTTTTGTTTTTCATTCGCTACGAATTTGTTGAACTCGTGAGAGACATCAAAAGAAGAAGATGATACCGCTCAATAGATACATATTAAGGGAAGAAAAGCCTGTGAAGGTGAAAACATCATCAGTCAAATCTACCGTGCCTGAATTTAAAAGGCTTGATTTGGCGGAAGCTGAAAGGATATACATGACTGATGCTTTGGTAAGGAACGCGATAAACACTTCCGTGCACCTGTTCGACTGCGATTACGAGATTGAAGCTTCGACGAGCAGAATTAAAAACGAAGTGGAAGTGTTTTTGGACAGCATCGATTTTCCTCAATTGAGGAGAGACATCGCAAGAGACGCTTTTGTATACGGAGACGCTTGGTGCGAACTCGTTTACAAAAACAACGAATTGATAGGCGTTGTCGGTCTGAACCCGAGAACCATCGACTACCAGAAAACAAACATGGGAGCAATAAAGCTTGACAGGTACGGCAATCCTGTAGGATACCTTCAGGCTGTAAACGCGGAGCAGATTATGGATTCCCAAATCCAGAGAAGACTGGTAACGGTGGGAGGAGTTACGGGAATTCCTTTGAGAAACGACCAAGTTGCAAGATTTTACTTCGACAAAATAGGAGATGGGTGGTACGGTTTAGGTTTGATAGAACCCATATATTCCGTTACTTTGGGAAAAAACGAGGCTGAAATGGGATTGTCTCACGTAATTCACAAAGTCGGCTTCCCTATTATAATTATGAGCGTCGGAGACGGAGAACACGAGCCGTCTCCCGATATGATTAGCAACGGATTAAACCTGATTAAAGACTTGAATTACAAAACAGAATTATCAATACCTTATTACATGAAAGTAGATACGCTGAAAGTTACGAGGATAGAAAAATTGAAAGAATTTCTCGATTATTTTATCGAACAACAAATTACTGGAATGGGTTTGCCGGGAGCAATAGCAACAGGAAGAGGAGAAGATGTTAATAGATCTACTTTGGTGTCTCAGATAAAGATATTTATGAAGATTAACGACGCGAGAAGGAATTTGTTTGCTTACCAATTCAACACTCAGGTATTGGCGAGATTGGCCAAGTCCCGCAACTGGCACACAACACCTAAAATTGTTCCCAAACCCACAGATATTGAAAGCCTGCTTGAAGGCGTCCAGAAGGACACCAGACGTGATAAAACTGGAGAGATAGGATGAATCTCATCTTTTTGGGAACTGGTCCTGCCCTTCCCGTAAGAGGCAGAGGAAAAAATTATAGGAGCAATTCCTCTCTTCTAATTGAAACGAAGAATCACAATATACTGATAGACGCCACTCCGATGGTTGAAGAACAGCTGTTTAAGAATGCTGTAGACAAAGTGGATGCCGTGCTGATTTCTCACATGCACAGCGATGCTGTAAAAGGTCTGCCAAAACTGCTTGAAAAATTCGGCGAACTTCCAGTCTACACTTTAAAGCACAACTTTGAACTGATGCATGATATATGGAAAGACATAAAACTGGAGGAGCACGACATAGAGCCCGGGAAGCCGTTTCAGGTGTTCGGAATCACTTTTATACCTTTTAGAGTTATTCACGCAGAGCCGTTTCCAACGGGCAGGAAATATCCCTGCTTGGGATTTAGATTCAACGGAGTCGTGTACGCTGCGGACATGGAAGCAATCCCTCCGGAATCTGAGAAATACTTTGAAAACGCCGATTTGATGATAATCGATGCTGCCATGTACTTTGACAGAAAAATCAGAGGACACATGAACACCGAACAGGCTTTGCAGTTAGTTAAGAAATTCAAGCCTAAAAAGGCGATATTGACGCAGATAGGCAAGACATATCCAGACCATTACAAAGTTCAGAAAAGAATAGACGAGTACTGTAAATTATACGGCATTTCTACTGATGTAAAACTGGCTTATGACGGAATGAAGATTGAGAATTTGGCATTGTCTCAACACGCAAAAGAAAATGTGAAAAAACTGAAAAAGGAAGCGGAAATCAAAAAAAGGACAGCTATATATTTAGTCAAACCGCACGCCGAATTGATTTACAACAACGAAAAGAAGTTGATTGTAAAATCAAGAAACTTCAAAAACATGCTGGACAAGCCTCTTTATCTATTAGATAACGAGTTCTGCTACGGCATTATTAAACTGACAAACGTCAAAAAAATAAACCTGAAAGAATTTGAGGAGCTTGGAGACAAGCATAAAATTACTGAAGCAGAGCGGGAAAAGTGGTGGGACGACAAAAATGAGCTGTACGCCTATGAATTTGAATGGGTGGAGCACTTTCCAGAACCAAAACCGGCTGTCGTCCCTAAAGGAGCACAAACGTTTGTGGAAGACTGGAGTTTTGCCAGCAAAGTGGAAAATTCAGAGGATTTTAGATTTCACAGGACATTAGAGCTGATTCAGGACATTTACAATTACAACGCCCACAACATGGAAAATGAAGTGTTGGCTGACGATTTCAGACTTGCGGTAGCTTATTACTCCAGAATCCTGCAGGGCAAAAAAATAAAATTCTCTAAAGAGCAAATCGTGAAGCTGGCGACCAAGATACTAAAAGAAATAGCGAGAAGGAAAAAAGCTGGAAAGATGAACTGGACTGCCAATCCAGACGCAAAAACAGAAGCATACCGCCAGCTGTGGAAGGAAGTTGAATTGAGCAAAGAAGAAAGAGATATTTTATCGGCAACAACTTTATCTAAAAAAAAAGACTTACTGCATCAACTGCTTCCAACATTAGAAAACAAAACCATTATTAAAGACTTTATCAGTTTGGTTGGATCTACTGTTGAAAAAGGAGAAGGACATGACGTAGATATTTTGATAAGATTAGACGGTTTGGATTTCATAAAAAGAGCCATTTACACTTTGTTTAGAAAGAAATTAGATAAATTAGGAATTGACAAGGATGTTCATGTGTTCTTTGAACCTACTGGACCTGCAGATTCATTTATACCATTATACGATTTGAAATTAGAGTTGAGAAATCCATTTAAGAAAGTAGAAATGAAAGAATTAGATTTATCCGAAATTCCAGTGCCTTATCTGCCTCAAAAGCCTTACGGTTCTGCATACAATTCAGTTGAGGATTTGCTGGATAAGGCAAAAGAAGACACAGAATATTATGTTGAAAAGAAATTCAATGGCTTTCACGCTTCTATTGTCAAAAAAGGCGATGCAGTAAAGATATATTCAGAGCAGAAAAAAGACATTACTTCGGCATTCAAAACTCTTGTAGAAGACATTAAAAAACTAAGCGACAAGGACTTTTACGTGGATGGAGAATTAGTGCCTTACGACAAAGACGGGAAAGCTTTGGGAAGGCGTCCATTAATGAAATTCATAGGAGCTGTTGAATCTGGGAAACAAGTGGATGATTCCAACATAAAACTGCACATTTGGGATATTATATATTATGACGGCAAAGACTTGAGAAGTCTGCCTCTGAAAGAAAGAAAAGAATATTTGAAAAAACTTAAACTAACTGATAGAATCACAGACACTCCTTACAAACTGGTTAAAGGAAAAGAAGAACTGAAAAAAGCTGTGGAATGGGCGGCAGCATTGCCCAGCAGCGAAGGAGCTGTAATAAAAGAAGCCGATGCTCCTTATACTTTTGACGAAAAGTCCCGTGCTTGGCTGAAATATCACAAATTATACGATATTGACTGCGTTGTTTTGCAGCAAAATAAGACTTCGAAAGAAGGAACATACAATTATAAAATAGGAGTATATGTGACGGATGAACAAGCCAAGAAAATAAATCCAGACAGATTAACAGAATTCAACGGCAAAAAGGTTTTAGATTTGAAAAATACATTCAACACTACTGAAACATTTAAACCGGGAGATATAATTAGCGTAGAAATAGAGGATATTTGGAGGCATGAAACTCCTAAAGGCATCTACTATTCCATACATAAGCCTAAAATAAGGCACATAACAGAGAAAAAAGAAACCACGCCCTTGTCTGAACTGGATAATTTAGTGTGCTCTATCGGCTCTAAAGTCGTAGAGGAGCAGGAAGTTGTCGTGGAGAGAAACAGCAAACTGCCTAAAGAAAGTGTTGACGATACCGAAGATTCTGAAGGCGGAACGAGAAGCGAAGCTGCTAAGAAGTTTTTTGAGGAAAATTGGCATAATTTGTATCCCAAATCTGGCAAAGGAGAATGGGTATATCAACTTCATTTTAGAGGGTTGTCTGAACAGGAAGCAAAAACTTTAGATCTTAGAGGTTTATTAATGCAAGGCACACACTCTGTTCACGGAGATTTGAGACTAAGCAATAACGGAACCTTGCATGGGTTTACGGTATTTGAAGGTTCTGCCAAAGATATACCCGTAAAAGAAAGCTCTAAATTGATTTACATGGCACAGCATAAAGGAGAAACAAAGTTTGAGAAATTGGAAGTAGCTCCCAAGTTATTGCAACCGCGAGGCTGGCTCCTAGTTGGACGAGACAAACCTTATTTATCACCACCAAAAGGCATTGGAAGCACAACGAACAAATGGGCTAAATTCTTTGCGTTGGATTGGGGCACTTATGAACTGGGTGTTATTAGAGAGCACAGCCGCGAATATTTCTTGCGTGGCAATAATATGAAAGGCAGAGTGCTAATCACTTATGCTCCCGTTGCCGGTTCGAGAAAATGGCTTATAGATTTCCCGGTTGACCAGACTCCTTACGCAAAATCTCACGATTTGAACGAAGTAATAGCGGAATTGAAGCAAAAGAAACAGAAGTGGCTGATATGGTGCAAACCCGGGGAAAAGCCCAAGAAAATCAAGATAGATTAGCGTCAATTCTGTCAATTCTGTCATTTGATAACTACTTTGAAATAAATACTCGATAGTGCTGTTTTATTTATGGGACAGTCTAAAAAGGCTTTTGTGAGAAAAAATTGGCCTTTGATGTCTGCAGGAAAAGCCAATGGTATAAATTATTCTCCAGAGGTTATTAAGCAGGCTTTTGATGCGACTGTTTGGGACAGAAAAACAACTTCCATATTTTTGGACCATCGCCCTTACGAGGCGAGCACTTGGATTGGAGAAGTCAAAAATCTTCACTTAGATGGAGAAGATTTGAGGGGGGATGTTTATATTTATGATGTGAATACGATTAACAAGCTCGAAGCTGGTGCCAAATTTGGCATATCTCCAGAGCTTGAAGGGAGAGAGGAAAATGGAGAGATGAAGGAAATGAAATTCCTTAATTTTAGTGTAGTGTTTGAGCCCGCTGTCAAAACAACTTATCTGAACAAAGACAGCGGAGGCATTAGAACAAATTACATAAATCAAAAATTCTTTCTCAGTGCTGAATCTGAGAAAGAAATTCTTATAGAGCAGGTTGTTGACCCTGCTATGGCACGCTTCTGTTTTGTGGATTCCGACGGCAATCTTTGCCGTTGGTATCCGCAGGATGGGAGAATTTTGAATATGCAAGACGAAGAAAAAAAGGATGGGAACGACGTAAAAGAGGAAGCAAAGACTGAAGAAACAAAGGAAGAAAGCAAAGAAGAGCCTAAACAGGAATCTACTCAGGAACTTTCGGAAATAAAAGAAATGCTTAAGAGAGTTCTGGAAGAGAACAAAGAAATCAAAGAAGAATTAGCAAAGAAAAAGAAAGAGAAATATCCAGAGGAAAAGAAAGAGGATTATCCTGCACCCGAAGAATTGAAAAAGAAAAAGAAGGAGAAATATCCTGAATACCCAAAGATGGAAGAAGAAAACAGGCAGAAGCTTGGCGAAGAGCTTTCGGAAGACATTATAGAGGCTTTGCGGGAAGTTAATTCTGAATACACCGACTTCGTCAAAGAATACATCAAAGAACACAAAGGCGAAGGAAGTATAGCAGAATTAATGAAAAAAGCCGCAAAGGAATGGAAATCCAGACAGAAAGAAAAAGAGCAGGAAGAAACAAAGAAATCCTTGCAGGAAAACAGGCAAACTGTTCCTCAGGCGGGAGAAACTCAAAAATTAACCGAAGTACAGTTTGAGGAACTGGACGCTGAATTGGCAAAATTCCTGCTTGAGCAGCAAGCTACTCTATCTGAAAGGTGATAAAAATGGATGAACAAACCTTGAGATTGGTTCAGTCTTCTTTTACAAAGAAGACACTAAGCGACTTCTTTTTGAAAAGAAGTCAGGTGGACGCGGAAGGAAATGTACAGAGGAAAATATACAGATTAGCAGACACAACTACTTCTACATCAGGAATGGCTACAAGCACGCCTGCTACCACAGGTATTCAGGGAATAATGTGGTTCAAAGAGATAATCAAATACGCAGAAGACTTGAGAAGATTTGACCAAGCAGTTATGCACAACGAATACATGGTCAATACAGGTGCTCACGAAGTGATGGTGCCAAGAGCTACAAGTCATTTGTCTTTGAACTATTCAACCAGCGAAGGTTCTGACAGAACACTTACAGCATTGGACAATCTCAGCACGACAGCCGTAACATTGTCGGCTTCTGACTTCAAAAAGGGCGGAATAGGCATCTCAAAGGAACTTGCCATGACATCTATGGTTGACATGTTGGCACACGCTCGACATGTAATAACCCAAGATTTGGCAAGGGATTTAGATGTAGCAATCGCCACAGAACTCCAAGATACTTCTGTAACTAACAGAGTGTTTGGAGGTTCTGGAGTTTCCGACCCTAGCGGTTTGTCTGCTGGAGACGTGCTGACAACTGACTTAATAGCAGATGCTATGGAAAAGTTGGAATCTAACAACTATGTTCCAAAACTGCTGTTTGTCTCACCAGCACAGATCAAAGCATTTAGAAAAGACAGTCAATTTGTGAATGCCAGCGAATATGGAAGCAACGAAGTGGTTTTAAAAGGTGAAATAGGACAATACTTGGGCATCAGGATAATAAAAACCACCAATACACCGGCATACAGTTCAGGAGCAACAGACACAAACCAGAACACAAAAACATGGGGTGCAGCTGGACATTGTTGTATAATGGTAGGAACGAACAATTGGGACCAGTTGGTTTCAGGAGTTGTCGCATGGAAAGAGAAGCCTAACGTGGACTATGAATTCAACAAACTCAAAAGCAAGCACATATTCTACGCAAATCAGGCTTACAAAGTGAAGCTATTAGAACCAAAAGCAGTCTGTTTAATTAAAGTAACAGACGCTTAATCTTTTTGTTTTTTTGTATTTTTTTTAGTTTTTTTTACAGAATTTTTTAGTGAAAACTATAGTTGATATAAATACTTCTCTAAATATGTTATAGTATGACGGAAGCATACAAATGGGGGTTTCACTCAGGCAAGCTTACGGCAAAAGATGTTTTAGTAAAGGATACTTTAGAGATTAGAGGCAATATGACTTTTGGTGATGCTTCTGCTGATACTTTTACTGTTACTGGAAGATTAACTGTCAATGGAGGCATGGTGCTGAAGCGTGTGAGTAAATCTTCTAATTACACAGCTGCTGTTACAGATTCAATAATTGGTGTAGATACAAGCAGCTCGGCAGTTACAATCACTTTGCCAAGTGCAGGGGCTATTGCAGGGAAAGTATTTATCATTGCTGATGAAGGCGGAAACGCAGGCAGCAATAACATTACTGTAGCTACAGAGGGTTCAGAAACAATTGATGGTTCTGCTACGGCAACCATTAGCAGCAATTATGGTGCTTTAAGAATCTACTCTGACGGAACGAATTTCTTTACTTTTTAGAATTTTAAATAGTATTATGGAAAACAAATCTGCCAATAAAGTGGAGACTCGACAGAAACTACTCAGACAAATAATTATAGAAACAGATGGCGATTCAATACATGTTGCTAAATTTGAAACAACACCGTTAGAAGCAGCAGAGATATTCAGAAGACTGCTCAAAAGAATGGCACAAGATTGGTTGTAGTTAGTATTTATAGTTCATAATTATTTAAAATTATGGTAACAATTAAAGGTCCTTTGAAAATCAAAAGCGGAGAAAAATTGCCCGATAAATTAGCAGATGTAATCAAAAAACAATTTGGGATTGTAGAAAACAAGCCAGAAAAAACAAGGTCAGAAGCTAAAAAAGTAGTATATACTAGAAAGGCCTTAGAAAAAATGGATTACAATAAGCTAAAAGAAATAGGATACAAGTTAAGAGTACGAGGCAGGAGCAAAAAAGGCTTAATAGAGGATATATTGGCTGTTCAAGCTGGCAGGAAAAAGCCTGAGTTTTAATCATGCATCTAATAGCTTTAATAGAACATTCTTCTGGAGATTGGGAGAAATTACAGGAGTGGATTCATTCTATTCCTGTTAAGAATTTGAAAGGCGAAACCACATATCCTTGTTGCCGAGAATTGAAATTATTAGACATCACTTTAGACGAATCTTGCGTTGACCAGTTATTGGAAAGACTGCCTAAAGGAACCGGGCACGTAAATCCTGAAGACGTTAACAATATGAGAGAAATGATACAGGCAGTAACGCCTTTGCAATCCGTTGATTTGAGCAAAATGGGAACTAAAACATTGAATAATCAAAAACCGCCTCAAACATTCTGTTATTTTATAATATTGGGAGCGATTCCCGACAGAAAAAACAAAGAAGGCTTGGACTTGCTATAAATAATAATTTGAGAGAGGATTATTATGGCACGACAGGTTGTTAGATTTGATGGAGTTACTGTAGACAGGGAAATCTCAGATGCTGAAGAAAGAATCCCTGACGGTTGGAAGGAAGTTACTATTAAATTCAAACAATCCAGCCTTTCTTCCGGAAAGCAAACCTTTACTGTCAGCCTTGGAAGCGGCTCAAAACAGATGGTAAAGCAGGTGATTATTTCTGTTGGAGACACGGGAGACGAATGGGGCACGGATGGATATTTTCAAGTTCACAGAACGGATGGAACTCCTGACGAATCAGATCCTTCGGATACTTTGCTTGGCGAACACTATTTCAACGAATCCAACATGCTGATTATCGACAAACCAGAAGCTTCTTCGGAAGCGTTGAAAATAGTGCTGGACCACAATGCCGGATCGGCAAAAGACATTAGAGGGTCTGTAAAATATTATTATAAATAGTAAAGTATTATGAAGGTGGATACAAAAACATACCGGACAGCATTAAAAGTAGCATTTATAGCAGTTTTAACTCTTTGTATGCTGCATGCCGTATTTACGAACAGCGTAAAAGATTTATGTTCTTCTGGAACGTGGCAGCACATATTGGGGTATTACTATTTCTGCCCTGCTGAAAATTCGTATAGGTACTGCGAAAAGCTCAGCTCTACGAATAGAACGTGCTATCTGATGGACGAATCAGACTTGCCCAAAGCTGTGCTTTCCGACAGGAAAATATTGAAGCTTGTTAAATCAGACGGAGTGTCCAGTCTGCTGAATTTTAATATTACTTATATTGGCCCGCACACCGCCAAAATACACTGGAAATGGAAGAATCAGACCATACGAAAAAAAGTCTTTTCCAGCGGTTTTTCGCTGGAGCAGGCAAAGTCTTTTGCTGTAAAAACAATTGCCACGTGCAAACAGTATAAAAATGTTTCTTTATGCAAAGGCGGAAAGTGGAAAGCTTATAATTCTACGCATTATATATGTACCTCCAACGGAGAATTGGAAAAGTGTATCAACATCTCTCAGGACAATATCTGTTATCATCCAAAGATTATACAATATTGTACAAACATTTCAAACACAACTAAATATGTGTTGAAAATATCTCCAAAAATTGCGTATACAAACCTGCTGAAAGTCAAGTCTAAAGGTCTGCCTGTAAAATACTTTGTAACCAAGAAAGCGGAATTTGTCAATCAGTCGAGTACTACATCTCCAGAATTCACCAAATTTTTGAAGTCGATTCCAGCAAAACAGGCAAAGCTTTCTTCCGGAAAAAATCTCACAAAAAGCCTAAATTTGGATGTCAGCAAATCAGAAGGCTACTTTATATTGAACTTGCGAAAAGCAGCTCCTGGACAGAGAGTTATTATTGGTTTCAATTCCACTGTGTTTACAGTCGAAGAGCCTGACAACTGCGAATATATAAACGATATAACTCCATCATTCAATGTTTCTCCTTCCGGGGATTATGATTACTACAACCTGACATTGTACATCAACGGAACAGAAAAGGGAAGTGCGATGAATGTTCCAAACAACACATATGCTGTTATTACCAGCTCCGTGCTTACAACTGAAGGCCTGTATGAATGGTATGTTGAAGCAAAAGTCGGAGGCACATCGGTTTCTAATACATCTACAATGTATTTCACTCTGGATACAACTCCGCCTGTAGTGACTATAAATTATCCTAGAAACAATGGAAGAGTAAGAGTTTACAATCCTTGTCTCAATTTTACATACATCGAAGACCATCCCAACAATGTTTATTTCCAGATAGACGGTTTGCCTACAAATTACACTACACATCCTTATTTGACTGATGATCACATGGTGCTGTACTTGAAAATGGATGAAGGTGCGAGCAACATGGCTTATGACAGTTCTAAATACGGAAACAACGGAACAATTCATGGAGCAACTTGGACAACTGGGAAATTCGGCTCTGCTCTGGAGTTTGACGGAGTGGATGATTATGTAGAAGTGCCTGATAGCGATAGTTTAAATATTACTGATGCGATTACGATTGAGGCGTGGGTGAAAATACTTAATTTGGACACTGCTAATAGGATAGTAGCAAAAAGAATAGGAGTGAAGAGTGCTTATGATTTTGTGTTTAGAGGGGATAGTTTAAAACGATTAAACATTCTTTTCCGTGATGGTGATAACATGGATAATCTTTTTTCAGCCCCTAATGTTATAATTGATACTTTATGGCATCATGTAGTAGTAGTCAGAAATGACTACAACGTTGAGTTTTTTGTGGATGGCGAACCGGTTGGTACAGCTATAGCTCGATATGATATGATTACCTTAGAATATCCAGTTCTAATAGGATGTTTGGAAAAAGCAGCTTCTTGGTTTTATGGCACAATAGACGAAGTCCGCATCTACAACCGAGCCTTGTCGGCAGAGGAAATCAAAGAGCATTATTACAAAGGCCTGAAAACGCATTATGTTAGGTTAAATGACCGAGGATACCCAGATATAAACAACACAACAAAACTTCTTCTTACATTTGACCAAAGCAATAAGACATCTGGGAGTGCGGATGGCGAGACTGTATATGACATTTCGGGCAACGGAAATGACGGAACAATTCACGGAGCAAATTGGACAACTGGGAAATTCGGCTCTGCTCTGGAGTTTGACGGAGTTGATGATTATGTATATTGCGGGAATGATGAAAGTCTACGCCCATCAGATGCAATTACACTCGAAGCCTGGATTAAACCTTTGTCTTCAGGTTATGAAATCATAAATTATCGTATTAATGGAGCTGGTCCTTACTATGTCTACCATATTCGTAAAAGTGGTGCTGCAATCACTTTATATGATGGAAGTGATGATGGTTTAGGATATACAATTCCTTATACTTTATCAAAAAATTCGTATCATCATTCGGTTCTTGTTTTTTCAAGAGCAGAGCGTAAATTTAAATATTATGTAGATGGGATTTTGAGAGGTTCAAAAACAACAGGGGATTATCCTTTATATACTCATTGCACACCAAATCATCCTGATTGTAATATACACGGGTTCTTTATAGGTTGTGCACGTAATGGTATTCGACATTTTCCTGGCACAATAGACGAAGTCCGCATCTACAACCGAGCCTTGTCGGCAGAGGAAATTAAAGAGCATTACAGACTGGGAAACGGAGTTCACAATGTAACTGCTTATGTAGTGGATTTAGCAGGAAACAAAGGTACAGCAACCAGCAAGTTTTCCATAAGATACATCTCAACTTCATTGGATTATGTGTTTTATTCAGTAATCGGCTCTTTTGGTGCGGCATACCTTGTTTACAGGCTAAGGAGAAGGAGAAGAAGACGCAGACATTAGATTTATATACTTGTAGTTGATAAATATTATGTGTGCTTTTTGTACAGTTTTAGATGTGAGAAGTATAATCAGTCTCACAGAAGATGATATATCTGACGAGCAAATAGCTTCCTTAATTTCCTATGCTCAATTGCAGTTGGCTCAAGAAGTGTATGTTTATCACGAAGATGAAGAAGTGTCATATATTGATGAAGAAAAGGACAATGATATAGATGGTTCTAACAAGGTATATTACACTCGTTTCTGGCCTATTGCCGACAGAAATCAGGACGGCGTTGTAGATTCGAACGATGTCAAGGTTTACAAGTTCGATTCTGAAGGAAACAGGACTGAAGCGACTATAAGCTCCATAGACGCTGCAAGAGGAAAAATAACTTTGTCAGAAGCACCCACGTCAGACTATACACTTAAGATTACGTATTCTTCTTATCCGCCAAATATTACGAGCAGTGATTTGAAAATGGCGTGCATATACCTGACAGCTGCTCTCTGCTACGCGAAATGCGACCCGACAATCTTGAAACATTTAGACACTTTAGACGTTTTGAGAATGCCGGACCCGTACAACAGGTTTATGAAGATGTACAAAGATACATTAACTAGGATAAAATCGGGAATGGCTATGAAAGGAGAAGACTCCGAAACTGTTGCCTTTGAGGATATTCGAAGCGAACTTCCTCGCAGAAGCATTTGAATATGAGCGTAGATATAACTAAGAACACGATTGCCCAGACAGTGCCTGAATACGTAGCCGATGTGCTGAGAAACAACCTAACAGACAAGCAGTCGCCGGCAAGGAGCAATTCTGAATGGATATTGGTGAATCACGAAGACGAAGTCCATATAAAAGGCAATCTGCCGAGAGTATACATAGATTATGCCGGGGGCTCGAGAGCAGCCAAAGCTCCAGAAGTAATAGGTCCTGTGACAGTTCTAATAGATATAGAGATATGGTGCAGCGGTTCCAACGCTAAAACGCATAGAAACCAGCTTGCCGATGAAATTACTCAATACCTTACAGATCAAGATTCTTCTGACGGAAACAAAACTTTCAGAGAGCAGAGCCTGATGTTCGAAAATTGCAGCGGTTCTAATGAAGACGACATTATAGACGATGTTCTGGTTAGAATTCACAAAATTACTTTCCAATTTAGGTATTACGGCCACTAAATATTATGTTGAGCTTGGAATTGAAAGTCAAGGGACTGGAAAAGTTTAGAACTCTGACGAGAAACTTTCCAAAAGCCATGATTAAATTGAGCAAAGACACGAGAAATAAAATAGCAGATACTCTCATAGACGAGCTGAAGGTTCAAACCAGAGCTCACAACAAAGTGGTAACGGGGCATTTGATTCAGGATATATACAAAAAAAATTACAAAGATAAGACAATAGTGTACTTTGGCAAGCCGAGAAGTGCATACGCCGTATATGTTGATTTGGGAAGCAAGAACAAAAGACCGCCTAACCCGATGAAAAAGAGAATAGGCTATTCCATATACCAATGGGTTCTGCTGAGAAATTTGGTGGCTAAACAAAGGAGAAGAAAATATCCGGGCACAAACAAGGAGTATGGAAAACCTTATCAGCCTTCTCAACAGCAGCTCGCTTATATGATAGCGTGGCACGTAGCTAGAGAAAAGACTAAAGCGACGCACATCACCAGAAAAGCATTCAGAAAAACGCGGAGAAAAATAGATAGGATGATAGACGAAGAAGTAGAAGAAGTAATGAGATTATATGGATTCTAATATTTCAAAAATATTTTCTGGTTTTTGCGTTTGGTTTCGTGCTTTTCCACCAATCGTTTGTGATTTTTTAGCATATCTTTGTAGTTTCTGAAATCTTTGGCGTACAAGACGCTCTTTTCAGTAAAATTATCGTGAAAGTTCGCGAGAGAAAATTTGACAACATTGGTGTGCCCGATATTTTGTCTTGAATCAAATACGGAAGTTATGATTATTACATAGTTTGTCTTGAATGTTTTTGGGAACAAAATGTCTTGAAAATAGAGGTCTTTGCTCATAATACAGAATACCAATCTTTTTTGATGTTGGAAGTTTCTCCAATAAAAGCAAGAGGTCTGCAGTCAATTAGTCTGGCATTTTTGAATGCTATTCTAACAAACCAATACCCTAAAGAGCCGCTGGAACTTGCTTTGTTGAAATCTGGGTCGTTGCTTGCAGCGATTATAACGGTGTAATAATCCTCAGGCAGGTCGTAATCGAAATCCAAAATCATTTTGGCTTTTGTTCCAAAACACTTAAGATGGACATCAAATATGCTGGTTATAAGATTGACTTCTCTATTGGCGTTGCTGATTTGAAGAAGCATTGTACTCAAAACATCTGGTTTCAAAGCCATTCTTCTCCTTCTTTATTTACAGGGTCTTCAATCATACCCAAAGGCACAACGTAAAACCAACCTCTAAACTCTTTAGGATTTCTTGGTTCTGTGCGTTCAGGAATTATTATTCTCTTTAGTGAAGTGAACTTAGACAAAAGCCAATACAATCTGTCTAAAGTTTTACCCAAATGCTTTTTTACGTTGCCTGTATTTGTTGTCAGTCCTATCTGATTTTGAAGATCCTGTAAAAATCTGTCTTTAGCAGAGGCTTTTATGCGAATATCGTATATTTTTACTTCAGATACGTGAGGCACAACATCTCCTGTTCTGTATTTTCCCTCTTCTTTGTATCGTTTGGAATTTATCCATTTTACAAATTGCTTGTGCTGGGATTTTGGACCCTCTGTTAAAAAAATCAAATGCATAAATGTATACAACAATATATATAACTAAAAACAGAAAAAAATATAAGGGAAAGGAACATATATTTATATGCAACCGAAAGTAAATGTTGAGATGGCAACGATAATAGCGAATGTGTACTACGGACATCAGTCGGCTAGAATAGCCAACTTTAACAGAATTAGAGACCTTATCCGAAAGAGGCACGAAGACATTCCGTTGAACATTCCAGAAGAGAAAAAAGAGGACAAAGCCTACATTAACAGGTACATAGACAGAAACCTTGAACCTTTGCTGAAAGAAATAGTCAAGAAATACGGCAATTTGGGCGACGAAGAGCGATACTTCATTGAAGAGTTTACAAAGATTGCCAGCGAAACCAAAACACTTGAAAGGCGATGCCTCAAACTAATGGACAACTTTTTATCTCACGAGCCAATATGGAACTGGCTGAAGCGGATAAAAGGGATTTCGAAAGTCTTGGCGATAAACCTGATCAGAAACTTTGGCTACTGCGAAGGTGCCAACAGCCCTTCCAGTATATGGAAATACGCAGGTCTTGATGTGGTGGATGGAAAAGCGAGAGTGAGAAAACACGGGCAGAAACTGGAATACAGACCAAGAGCCAAAGTTGTTGCTTGGCTTGTGGGAGACAGTTTCCTGAAACAGAGAACGCCTTATTACAGAGAAATTTACGACAAAGAAAAGCAGAGACTTGAGGCTCTGGAGTTTAAGCCGGGAGAACTGCACGAAAAATATCCTAACAATTACAAAGTGACGGACACCAAATTGACGCCTCTGCACATACACAGGAGAGCTATGAGAAAAATGGTGAAAAGGTTTCTAATTCACTATTTGACTGTTGCGAGGAAAATGAAAGGATTGCCAATTAGAGCTCCTTATGTGGAGGAAAAACTTGGACATACTCATATAGACAATCCGCCGCTTACAGACGGATTGTTCTAATTTTTTTCTTTTTTTTCTTTTTTTTATTATAAGCGAGCCTTTTATTTATAGCAAAACCATTAAGTTCAAGCGGATAGAACAGAAAAAAATAAAAAACATGTATAACAAAGAGCCATCAATTTTCAGAATATCCATTAGAGGAGAGCGAGCCATAAAATAGCAGAAGCACCAAATGGAACGAGCGAGCCATAAAATAGTAGAGAACCACCATAGATAAGCGAGCCACTATATTACAGGAACCCATAACAAAATAGCGAGCCGCTTCAAGATAGAAACCCTTTTAGTCATAGCGAGTCAAACCTGATATAAATATCATTAGTAACTAATATTATGAAGACAAAGGATTTGGAAGACAACAGGAGATGGGTGTTAAACAATTCGCAGGAGCCAATTACAGTATATGATTACGCCAGAAAAAGAGACATCACTCTTTTGCCGGGACAAACCGCAGTAATCACAAAAGCTCCGGAAACGAAACAAACCAAGAAAAAACAGGAAAAGTCTAAAGACAGCACTGAAGACAAAGTAGATTTGAAAGTTGATATAAATACTTCCGCGGAATAATAATTCTATGGTGGATGCTTGGACAGAATGGGGATTACTGGCTATCTGTCCGAAAGGAGGCAGTTTTATAGAGTACAACGGCAGTATAGATAGAGATTCTTTAGAGATTACTCAAGGCACTAAGGATTTTGATATAATACACTTATTGAATGGTGGCTGTTTGGAAAAACCAACTCCTGAAGGAGAATATGTAATATCTTTTGACATTTACTTTATAGATTTAGATACCACAGACAATTCAGGAATATTACAATTGTTCCACACAACGAAAGACAATTGGGACACCACAGGACCTTTATCAGTCACTAACAGCAGAAACAGAGACCAATTTAAAGTGGTTGTTTTGTTTACAGAAGACACTACTGTTACTTCCGCTAGCAGTGCAATAACCAACAAAGCTGCATGCAGGTTTATACTAACAAATGCCAGATTTGTTGAAGCAACTCCGGTTTCTTTTGGAGACGGAATTCTTAAAGTAACATGTAAATTCAAAGCTGCACCGTACACGAAAGCAGGTGCAGGAAACTTTACAGTAGAATCGGCAACAAGTTCGGACTCTTTAGATGCAGTTCCAGACTTTAGTTAATTTTTGTTTGTTTTTTTTATGGACAGATCTACAAAAGAAGCACTCTTTAAGGTTCTTAAAGAAAATCCAAAAGCTTTATACATCGGTTCTCCTACTGTAAAAGAGCAGTTTCAGCAGGTGGCACTTGAGAAATTCAACAACAACTACGGAGCATTTTTGGATTTCTTGTTTTATTTCTGGCTTTACAACAAAGACAAAATGAACTTTCAATTGGCTGAAAAAATAAGAGATTTGGAAGACAGAGTCAAAAGGCTTGAGGAAATGAGTTAATATATATAGTTTTTTTGTTAATATAATATTGAAGGATGGATATTGAAAAATTAAAGTCTCACTTGGGGAAGGCAAGAGAATACAAAATAGGCAAGGATACTTTTTATTTTAAGCCATTGACTGTCGAGTATCTGCCGGAGATGTTCTCAATTATCAACAAATTGTCTATTAATACCGAAGCACCTTTGAGCAATTTAGACAAAGAATCCATCAGCACGCTCACTAATTTGGTAAGAATAATGATTAAAAAATCCTATCCAAATATGGAAAGAGATTATATAGAGAAGCTGACGAAAGAAGGCGTGTCTGAAGAAGAAGCCAAAAGAGAAGCCCAAAATACAATAGACGAATTCATATTCGCTAATTTCTTTCCTTTAGTTACGGCATTGTTTGAGGTCAACGATTTGGGAGCACCTAAACTGGAAACAAGCAAAATGAGCAGTTTGAGGGCTCACATGGAGCAGTTGAAAAAGGCAAAAGAAGCCAAAAATGCCTGAAACCAAGAAATCTGTAAACGAAATAATAACGAGAGCTTTTGCTAAAAAACCAAGATCTGATTTTCTAATACAGGCTCATCACGCCTTTATGATTAATTACGGCTGGATACCTTTGGAAGAATTTAAAAATTTACCCATACCTACGTTTTTGAACTTGTCCGAACAATTAAAGAAAATGGCGGACGAAATAAATAGAAAATCAAGGTGATAGGATTATGGCAGAACATAAAATTAAAGGAACTATTGAATGGAAGGAGATTGGGGCAGAAAAAGTAACAAGCAGCATCAGCAGAGTTGAACAAGCAATGAGAAAATTAAGCATGGAGCTAAGCAACAGAGTAAGTCCGGCTACAGTACAATTGCGTAAACAATTAGCTCAAGCAGGCATTGCCGTGTCTAAAACAGGAACATTTTACGACAAAGCAACTAATGCAGCACTCACATATTCGGATGCTGCTTCTAGAATTCAAAAAGCAAATCTGGATAAAACATACGATGAATTGTCTAAGAAAATTAGTGTATTTGACAAAACAGCTATGAAACAGTATATGACAATGAAAATACAGCAGCATGGCTGGTCAGTTGCTAATGATTCTGCTAAAAAACTTACAAATACGATAAGCGAACAATCGGAAGAAGCTATGAAAGTAAAGCGAAGGTTTGATATGCTTACTAAAGGACACAAGTCCTTTGGAGATGCTATAATTAATAGCGGAGATAAAGTAAACTGGCTTAGTGCTAATTTTGACAGGCTAAAAGAGGCGGGAGACAGAGCCTACCAAAAATCTTGCGACATTCAAGAATTAAGCAAGCATTTACGCTTATCTATTGGACAACTTGCACCAACTTTGAAAGAAGCAGGGATAGGTTTCAACGAACAAAACAAATTAATTAACACGGCTACGAATGAGATGATTCCCCACCAGCTTGCAATCAAAAGATTAATAGACCATTACAGTTCTTTTGGAGGCGTAATGTCTATGGATAGAGATGCTTTTGTAGCTTTGAAAAAACAAGGCTATGAATTTTTGGGTACTGGAGCTAAGTTTGCTACATGGATTAGACTAGCCACTCACGGTTTGCATGGATTTAAAATGGAATTGCTATCTACAATGTTTTTTGGAATGCAAATGCAACAAATAGGTATGAGCATGCTAAGGCCTGCTATGAAAATGTTTGGGATTACTGAATTATTTTCCAATGTTTTGGCTGTGGTGATGCTGCCTGCACTACATTTGATATTTCCATATCTGTTAGGTCTCGCAAAATGGCTCATGGATTTGGGACCTGCAGGAAAAATGGTGCTTGGGTTTGGAGCGATGTTTATGGTGGCTGCTGGCGGTATTATATATTTTGGTTCTCAACTAGGGCTGTTTATAGGAGCAGTGCCTAAGATATTTGTTGCAGTGAGCATTGTAAAAAAAGGTGCTATAGACATGGTTAAAGCACTAATAAGCGGGGGTCGTAAAATGGTACTGTATGCAAGTGCGAAATTGTGGCCTAGACTTGCAGGCATTTTTGGAAAGGGAATGGATTTGTTGGGTTTGAGAATGAAAACAAAAGGCAGGAGTGTAACAACGATATTTGCGAGAATGGGCACTAGATTGTCAGGCACATCCAGAATGACAGGAATGGCTGTGGGCACAGGAATGTTGGGACCTATTGGGATGGCATTGATGGGCATACTTGCTGCCATAGCCATATTTACCGTCGCTTGGTCTAAAAACTGGTTTGGCATTCGGCAAAAAACAGGAGCATTTGTTGTCTGGTTTTCAGGAGTTTATGATAAGTGGATAAAACCTGTTTTGTTTCAGGCTGGCGTAGGAATAGTGATTTTGAAAAACACGTTCGTATTTGTGCTTACAAATATTAAAAATATTTGGTCTTTCACATGGTTGAGCATTAAATCAGCAGCTTTTAAAACATGGAATACTTTACTCGCAGGTGTTGAAACATTTGTAAATGGTATGTTAGCTCCATTCAGAATACTTTATGAGAAAGGAGGAGATGTAGCTAAAGGTGCTGCAAAGCTTTTTGGTTTTGGTCTTGAAATGCCTAAGTTTCCAAAATTTGATTTAAGTGCTTTCAAAGTAAGTACTGAAGAAGTAGACAGCGAATTAACAAAAGTCAAAGGAAGCTTGAAAAGTGCTTTTACAGATACAGCAGTTAAAACGGCAAAAGATGTAAAGTGGTTGGATGGAGCTTTATCGGGACTTACTGGAACTATCAAAAACTGGGGAGAAGGAATGATAGAATCAGGAAATAAGATGGACGCCGAAAGAGAAGCTAAAGAAGCCAATGCTGAATCTACGAATAAGCTTAGCGAAGTCATATCTAACTTTACAGGCATGATAACAGGAACGTTTACGCCTGCAGTGAATGAATCAACGGACAAAATAAACACCAATACAGACGCAATTATCAGCAGCGGAAACGAATCCTTAAAGACTTTACCAAAGATAAATGATTTGACGACTTCCATCAACGACACGAGCAAAGCAGCTCGAAATGCTGCACAAGCTTTGAATTATTCATTTGAGCCTGCACTGAACGACCAACAAATAGCTTTATACAAAGTCAGAACGGCTTTGTCGTATACAACCAGCTGGGTGTATTCTTACATACGTGCTTTGAACAGGATACCAAGATACATACACACTACAGTCCACAAAGAAATTATTGTAACGGAAAGGAGAGGCATATTCGGCTGGGGTTTCTTTGGTTTACAGCATGGCGGTATTGTAACAAGACCAATTGTAGCAACGCTGGCTGAAAAAGGTCCAGAAGCTGTAATACCTCTCAACAGAGCTGGAGGAGCATCAGCACCTTCTTTAGGCAATATAACCGTACACAACACCTACAATATTTCGGGAGTATCTAGTCCTGACGACGTTGAAGCGAAGATAGAAGAGGCAAATGCCAAGCTAATAGATGATTTAAAAGCTATGATTAGGTAA